GTATAAGGTTTGTTATCTTGCCCTGCTTGAAGAATCTGTTCTTGTGTTTGTGCTACCGTAGGAACTGTATCACCCCCATCACTCATTGCCATTGTAGGATTACCCATAGCTTTAGGTGCAGGTTCTCTATATAGTTGTTGTTGCTGTAGGTAAGGGTTTTGTACTTGACCACCTACTGCCATTCCCGACATCATCTCTTGTAGCATCTGCATTTCTTCAGGAGATAGATCAGCTTCGTTTATAGGACCTCCTTCAGGCACAGGCTCTCCACCTATACGACCATTGGCTTCCATATCTGCAAGACCACGTTTAGCTTCTTCTCTCAGATCTTCAAAGAACTTGACACCATAGTATCTAACAACATCAGCAGGAACAACGTACTCACCCTCAGAGAGTTGAGCAGGGATATCATCTCTAACCTCAGAAGCCATAGAACCTGACGGTACTTCGTTTCCTGACACAGGGTCTGCGTTCATCCCATCATCTTTTAGACCACCCTCATCAAGGGCTGAAGTTTGCATCTGCTCTGTCATTAATTTGATCCCTTAGTTGCTTTATTTTACGTAAGGCTCTTGCTTCACCTTGGAGTCTATATAGATCTTCTGACTTAAGAGTTTGTTCCATTTGTATATGGATAAAGTTTAATCTTCGGTCTAACTCTTCGTTTAAAGAATCCCATAGCTTTTTATCGTTAACTAAAAATTTTAAACTCATTGTTGTCCTTCACCAGTGTTACCAGTGAATCCTTGCTCTCCTGGTAGTGGTGCTGTTCCTGTACCTACCTGTCCACCACCTGATCCCTGAGTGTCCTGTACTTGAGCACCTGCAGGAGGTTTAGTTTGAGGAGCACCTTGCTGTGGAGCATTAGGTACTACCTCTGGTGGTGGATTTTCTGCTTGAAATTTCTTGAGGATCTCAGCTTGTATAGCTGCGTCACCCATAGAGTTTGTAAGTTTTTCAGGATCAAGATCCATAGACTTAGCAATCTCTCTGATAATATAATCCATTTTTGCAAAAGGTGCAAGAACAGGATTTTGTACAACACCAAGAAACTGCATGAGTCTTTGACTACGTACTTCGTTAGCCATCAAACTTTCTGTACCTTCAGCTTTTACTTCTAGATCACCTTTAATGTCTGAGTCATAATCAAACTGCATATTAAAACTAAAGAAAGCTTTACCTAATGGTCCTAATAAATAATCGTCAACATTCTTAACTACTGTTCGTATGCTACCATTTGCCGCACCCATAAGCATGGAGATACCTGATGCAGTTCGTCCTACACCTTGGATACCTGTCTGTCCGTGAGCAAAACTAGGAAAGCCTGTGCTTTCGTCAGCTAGTACACGAGCCTTATCAAATAGCTGCATATTTTCTTGAGCTACATTAGGAAACTTAGTACCAAAAATACCTTGACCCGGTGCGCCACCTTGTCGTCTAAATACTTTACCGGGATACACACTCATGTCTTGGCCGGGAACTAAGTTAGTCTCGTCTACTTCTATAAGTAAATTACCGCTGAGTACAGCATTGTCTACAGCCATACGCATAAACCCATTCATAAGAGTTTGTGTATCATCCATGTTTTCAGCAATGCCTACACCAAAGAAACTATAAGGGTTAATTTCGTAAGGTACAGCATAGTAAGGTAGTATGGCTGGTTTAAAGGGATTCATAACTAAACGTAATACTTGTCCATTACAAACCCATACATTTACGCTTACTTCATCTAAGTCTTTTAATTCTTTTGGTACATCTATGTCGTGTTCTTTTAAGACTTCTACATCCATAAAACCCCAGAACTCTTGTACATCGTAACGCTCTGCAGAACTTTGCTGTGCGTCATCTTCCATTTCTTGTTCCCACCATTTCTTTTCGTAGGACTCACCTAATTCAACAGCGTTATCTATTGCGTTAGATCTAAAGAAAGGACGTTTTTTTAACGCTCTCATTTGTGAGCGAGACATTTTGTGTCGTTCTAAACAATACTCTGCTTCATCCATGTTAGCTGCATCAGGGTCAGGATAAAAGTTCCACACTGATACGTAGTTTGTAGATGGTACAGTTTTTACTACAGGCTCATAGTTACCTTCATCATCCCAATTAGGATACTCTTTGTTTATTGCAAGTGGACCTTTCATAATACCTGTGCCAAATAAAGCTAACTCAAATGCAGCTAATCGTAATTGTTTATTAGCGTTAGCTTCTTCTAGTTGGTCATGTATTTTCTTTTCCATCTTTTTAGCTGCAACCATTGCAGGATGAAACGTAACACCAGTAGCAGACACTGCTGGGTTTTCTATTAGTAAATCAGCTACTGTATCTAGTCGTGTTTCAAGTGGCCCTAGTCTTTCTCTAAGACTATCTAAAGTGTCACCGGGTTCTAATTTAACATCAGGACTAAACAAAGGCTTTCGTTCTACAGGATCTGCTTTAGAAAATGCAGCCTGTGATTGTTCAGTTATTTTTTGTCCTTGTTTATCTGACTCAAACGAAACTGTTTCAGCTACACCTTCAGGTAAACGACTAGGGTTTACCGATAATGGAAAGTTACTATTACCAAATAACACATCTACAATTTGTCCGTATGCAGCAAGAGTTTTAGTTTTAGTTACTTTAACAAATACTCTAGATCTTTCTGCTTCAGTAAACTTAACATCGTCTGAATATAAACCTCTATAGTTTCTATAAGCACTCATCCATCGTTGTTCATCTATAAATCTGGCATCTTCAGCTTTTTTAAATCGTTGTTCAACTAATTGAACTATACTTCCTGATTTAGGATCGTCTGAATTTTCTGTATCTTTAATGTCATCTAAAGAAGAAGACGCATCAGTTTCCATAAAGTTGTTTGTATCAGTCATAGGTACTAGTATCCAAATGTAGGATCAGACGCTTGAAAGCCTGATCGTTGTGTTGCTGGGTTAAAATCCCATATTGAACTGCGAGGTCGTGTCATTATACCGTATCTTAAAGCATCATACAAGTGGTCTTCTGATTTAGTATCTACATCCTCTGAGTTATTCTTATCTAGCGGTAACGCAGGTATTTGCGATATTGTATTTGTACAGGTAGACATGAATACAAGGCGAGGTTCGTCTGTAAACTCGTCTACCTGTAGGCGTCTATGTAGCTCGTTTTTACCTGCCACTCGTGAGCCTTTAGAACGATCAGAAGGACGCCATCTGCATCCCTTCATATTCATCTGTTCTGCAAGGCTTGGACCTGTATCACCTCTCTTATGCCAAAGGGAGCTATCCAAGACACCGTATCTAATTGTTCCGTCTTCTTGTTCAGCATTTAAGATCATATCAGCTAAGTCTGTCGCTGTAACTTTAGAACAATATAATTCTCTGTACACAATTAATTGATCACTAGGAGAAACTGCAAGCCAAAGTACACCTGTGTGGCTCCCATATCCGTAATCACAGGCCCGAAATCTAGACCAACTTTGAGGTATTTTAAAAGGATCAATTACGTGTATACTTCTGTTAAATTCAGGGAATGCTGCACCTTCGTTAACATCCCAGTTTCCATCTAGTAGTTGTTTTCTTTGATGTTCAGGTAACGATAAAAGCATTGCTTCATAGTCGCCACCTTCAGATAAATATGGATTGTCAAATAAACTTGCAGGTATAAACCTACGTTTAAATAATGGTTCGCCTTCTTTAGTGTGGCCTTTAGGAAATGTAATAGTGTCGCCTGTTTCAATGTTAGTAGCCCAAAAAGATTTGTTATAAGGAGAAGGATCAATAAACATTTTCTTAACCCATTGATGTCCTGCACCTCCGGGGTTTGTTGTAGCTCTCATGTACAAACCTAATTCCTTAGAATATGCACTACGTAAACGAGATCTCATATAATCCCATGCGTAAGGAGAACTCCACTGTGTTAACTCGTCAAAGCCTATCCAATTAAAAGCTTGTCCTTGGTAACGAGTAACGTCCATATCTTTGTCTAAGTAAGACATCCAAAGTCTACCACCTCTAGGTGAAATCCATTGGCTTTTTCTTTCTGACCACTTTATACCGGGTATAGCACGAGGATATAACTCTTGGCTTTTCTGTATAAGTTCCCTTAGTTCTTCTGTAGTGTGCCGAACTAGTAGTCCACTAAAGTTTGCGTTGTTTAATCCGTGTAGTGGATCAGCTAACATAGCGTAAGATTTACCACCACCTGCTGCCCCACCGTAAAGTACTTCTCTCTCCGATGAAGACAAGAAGTCTGTCTGTGGTCCTTCATTAGCTTTGAAGACTACGTCTTGAGCTTCTTGTACATCGTATGCTGGTGCTAGAGGTTTAGCAGGTACAGCGTCAACTTTTTTAACTAGAGTAGGTTCCGACTTTTTGCGTTTCGAGGTTCTCGATTTCTTGGAGCGTTTGGGCAAGTCGCTGGGCAAGCCTACGTTTAATAGCAACTGTTTTTTTACGTTTTCGCTCAATGTCTATTCTTTTCTTTAGTCCCATGTGGGATATACTTCGGCCTGTTTGTCTTGATAACCACTGAGCTACTTCTCTATAACTATACTGCAATAAATGTTTTTTAGCTACTTCTAGTGCTTCTAGCTCATCAAGTACAGGATCTAATAATCTGTCGTTGTTGTCATTAATCTTATAACCAAACGGTACAGTTTTTAACGATACTCTAGCAATAGTGTGCCAGTGTTTTTCTTTTCCTCTTTTAGGTTTAGGTAATTCCCAATACCCTAAGTCTTCACGTTTTATTCGTTCTTACCTTCTTTAGCTGGTAATATAAATACACCGCCACCAGATGAATTAACATCTACACGATCTACTTTACCAAATCCACCTCTATCTAATAAGTCTTTAGCGGCTGACATTTTATCTCGTATGCCTAACTCAGTAGGATCATCTAATGCTCTAGCCATAGCTACAGCAGCTTTAGGTGCAATCTGAGCTAGGTAGTCAGTTGTTGCACTTACTATCTCATCTTTCAAAGAATCAGTTACAGCTTTAGTTGGTGTATTTTCACTGTAACCTGCAAGTCTTTTTGCAGCAACGTGACTACCACCTGCTTCTTCAAACAATACTTCTAAAAACTTTTTTTGATTGTCAGTTAATACTCGTGTCATTTTTTGTGAACTTTCTGTACTTCAAACGAAGCTTTCTTTACTGCACCTGCGTGAGGTTTATATTCACCTTTCATCAGCTTGTATCCTTTACCTGACTTCATCCAGTGAAAACCTTTTGGTGCTTCTACAGTTTTGTTTGCCATATTATTCTCCTGCCATTTCTAATGCAGCTTCTAGTGTCTCATCATTTCTACGTGACCACCCTCTACCAAATGTTTTAAAGGTAGTAAGACTTTCGTAAAATGCTTGACGAAAAGAGTGCATCTTAACTATTACATCTTGAGGTTTTATATCGTGAGTAGCTTTAATTGTCATAGGACCAATAGCACCATCAGCAGTAACACCAACCACCCTCTGTAACGCTTTTGCTGCCCTGCCCATTCCACTATTAACACCCCAATCAAACACAGACCAATCCACTCCACTAGGTAGATCATCACAATGCCCCCTATCCCAGTAATTACTTCTGTATATAGGTGAGACATCAATCTTTGTTAATGCTCTCATCTCAGCTTCAGTAGCGTTACGTTTGATGTATTTTTCGTATACTGCTTTTGTAACACCTAAGTTTGTCATGCCACCCGGATCGTCAGGATGATTTACAAAACCACCTTCGTGATGTAGGAGCATATCTAAACATTTAGAAAAGTTTGCTGCACTCATTTCTTAGCTATACCTTTGCTCTTTTCCCAGCTACGTAAACCGCCAAGTCCTAACATTCCCATTAATACAGTCATTAAACTACCCATGTCAAATGCAGGTAGTGGTGGTAATGTAGCTCCAAACATTGTAGCAAAGAATAAAATGCAAGGCTGCAAGATAAAGTGATACAGCAATGCAATTCCACAGATCCAACCTACAAAAGGTCGCCATCCTCCTATAAACAAAGAACCAGACTTTGCCTCTTCTTGATTAACTTTAATCTGAGACATAGCTAGTTCTTGTGCGTGGCGTTCAGCCATAGTGCTTATCTCGTGAGCGAGAGCATTCTTTTGGTCTTTATCTTCAATAAACTTGTCGAGAAGACCAGTGACAGGGGATATAAGTTGAGCTAACATTACTTAGCTTTCTTCTTTGCCATGCCACCTTTATTCATGTAACCCATTTTGTTACGTACAGCAGTAGGTAGTTTCTTTAGTCCACCAGTAGGTTTTTTCATTGACATTCCACCAGCTTCATAGCCCATCTTTTTCTTTTTAGCCATGCCGCCACCCATCATCTTAGCTGCAGGTTTTTTCTTTGCCATTCCACCAGCCATATAAGTAGAAGGTTTTTTCTTAGTTGTACTACCAGCCGTTTTTAATTTCATTACATCCATGCCTCTACCTGCACAGCCACCACTTTTTTTCTTCATTGTTTATAAATCCTTTTGTTAATTTCAAAACGCTCAACACCGATGTCTCGCAATTCTTTGTCAGTCATGTTTTGTAATTTCCAGTAGTTGGCTCTTCGTTCTTGTGCAGCTACTGCTCTGCGCCATAATTTTTTTAGCATAGTATAATTCCTTTTTTTAATAAAGTATGTCAGGGAGTCTGACTTACTACGGAAGTTATACCATACTTAGTTATAACATAAAATTGCTTTTATTGCAACCCCGTTATGTGTATTTACTTCTTTTTGCAATCACAGAAACCTGACCAACCAAATAGGTACAGTACAATTCCTGTAGCAATTAGTCCTGCAAGTCCTGCGCTGCCTAGCATTTCAATTAGATCTACTATGTTAGCGACTGCATCACCTAAGAATATCAGATTACTTGATCCAACTAGCATAGAAGCTACGATAGATAGTGTAATAAGTGATATTCCTATTTCAGTAATACTTGCAATAGATGTTTTAATTTTATCCATAATACATATTCCTTTTTATTTTCTTTTTCTTCTTTTATATTTTGTTTTACCTGATGACGGTTCTTCGGGATTTGTTCCTCTTAGTCCACGACCTTTTCCTTGACCGGGTTTTCTATAGCGATCACCAGCTTCAACTACTCTAGAACCTTTTGTGTTTCCTCCCTTTTGTTTTAACTGCTCGTTACTAACTTCGTTATCTGTAGCGTTAGCTTTTCTTTTTAATGGACCCTTTGGACCTTTAACTATAATCATAGTTGCAGCATTTGCTCTGCCGCCTAAAATACTAGAAGGTTTCTTTTTCTTTTTTGTTTTGTTTTCTGCTATAGCTATTTTTTCTTTACTAAGATCTAATATTTTTTTATTTAGTCCTCTTATTTTTGCTTCGTTGTCACCTGATTTTATTCGTAACCTTGCTATTTTTAATCTAGTTTCTGCACCTTTATTTGACTTTACATCTGCTTTAGGTCTTTTCTTTGGAGGTGGAGATTTAATAGGAGCTTTTAAATCTTCAGCGTAGGCTGCAATCATAACTCTACCCTTCTTATCGGTATAGTAAAGACTACCAGCTTTTTTAGCTGCTGCAATACTAGAATACTTACCTGCATTTTTTTGAGCTTCTTTAGCAGACATACCTTTAGCTTTTAACTTTGAGTTAATCCATTGAGTTAGTTTACTTGCCATTGTGTTTTCCTTTTAATTTTAAGTACCTGTGCCTGTATTATTTTTATCCCAGTTTATACATTTTACATCTATTATTTTAGAAGCAGGAAATTTTTGTTTTAAATAAGGCATTCCTACAGTTTGTAATTGTTGATAGCATATTGCTTCTGTTTTAAATACAGGTCCACCAAATGTCGTACATTCCGTACTAACATACATAGAACATAAAAGAGCTAACGGTGTCCACATATAATTACCACTTAACCTTGTCTGCCCAGTATGCAGCAGATGTTTTACCTTTAGCTATATTTTTACGATGTCTAGCTTTAAAACTTTTACGTTTGGCTTTCATTTTATCAGACTCACCAGCTTTAGGTTTACCTGCAGTACTTGCACCCTTTTCACCAAAGCGTATCATACGAAGTTTACCGTTGTCTTTAATAAGAACTACGTGACTTTTTTTACCTTTAGTTGAGCGTTTAGGTTTGTTTAAACCTGCGAATGTTTCGCCTCTATACGTTATACTCATTTAGTTACCTGCCAATGGGTTATCTATTGCACGTTGTATCTTTTGATCTAATGCTGTCTCTAAGTTATCAAGCTTCTGATCTAGCTTAGACATCTTAGCATCCATACGTTCTTCAAAAGAACTGATAGTAGATTCAAACCTCAGTTCAAAAGTATTGATAACTCCTCGTACATCTTCTATGTTTTGACGATTACGAGAGTCTTGTTTTTCTAAACGTGCTTCTTGTTTATCTATATTAGCGTTTATCTTATCTGACTTAACTTCAATGGCGTTGTTAAGTTCTGCTGTATCTTGATTAAGATCCATACGTAAATCATGTAGATCTGTCTGGAGTTGGGCAGAGATAGCTTTAACAGAGTTAATCTGCTCTCGTATAACTGCTCCAGTTGCAGCGTCTACTTCTTTGAGTGCTTTAAACTCCGCACCTATAATACCTAACTCACCTTCTACCATTGTAATGTGATTATCTATATGAGACAAATCAGGTGATACATAGTTTTCTGTAGCTTCACGTAAGTCTAAAAATTCTTGGTACAAAGTAAATCCACCCCATGCACCAGAGCCTAATGCTCCTAATAAAGGTAAAGCCCAAAACAGTTTACCACCTGTAATCTTAGCTCCACCTATTTCTACTTCTGCCATGTATTATCCTAACTAGTGTGTCTTGGTTTTACTTAAAGCTGTTGCTCCCATAAAACCTAAGACAACCCCCATTTGAGCTACAAGAAAAGTATTTAAGAATCCTGAAGCACTTTCCATTCTAGCAGTATTTATGATTGGTGTCAATAGTAGTACAACAGTAAGGATACTTGTAGCCATAGCTAACCACGCCATTATGCGTTGTGTATCCATAAGTTTATCTTCGTTCTCTAAACGCACCCACCGTTCATGTCGGTTCATTTCTTCGTCTGTAATAACACCATCACCGTCTGTATCAGCAATAGCGTATTTAGAGCCATTCTCTAACTTCTTAGTCATATTATACTTTCCGATACGACCTAGTTTTTTTAGCTATAGTCTTAGGTTGTTTACTAAATTGTTTACCTTTTTTAGTATCTTGTCTTTTCTTTCGAGTAGTTGCAGCGTACTCGCTACTAGATAAAGACTTAATTGCGCTTGAAGGTAAATATCTTTCACCAGTTTTACTAGATGGTTTCCCACTTTTAGTTCGCCACTTTTGTTTTGTCCATGATTTTAAACTTTTCTGACTAGCCTTTAGTGCCACTATCTATATCCTCCACCTTTAGCTTTGTAGCGGCTGGCTAGGAGTTGGGCTTTACGAGCAGACCATTGGCCCGGCTTTCCACCCTTACTCCCAGCTTTAACTTGATTAAAAAGATTCTTTCTCATTGTAGGCTTGGTGTAGTTACCAGCTTTATTAACAGTTGATTTCTTTTTTACAGCCATGTTAATCTACTTATTCAAATGGTGTTGCTAATGTACCGTCACCGTGTAGGTGTGCTGCACAGTGCCAACGAGTAGCTGATTGAGCAGTAAGAGTAATCATACCACCAGTTAACCAACCTTGTGCTGCTGATCCTAAATCAATAGTGTCATCGTTAGATTGGTCAGGTATAAACGTGTTGTTGTCTTCTGCTGTTGCTGGATCAAAGATATAAGCGTAACCTGAATATAAGTCTGATGTTGAACCTGTATTAATTTGTCCTGCTGTAGAGAAAGTTGTGCCAACAATAAATGTGTATTGCTCACCACTTGCGGCTGCTGTTAACTCAGGTAGAGTTACAACAATACCACCTGCTCTAGCAAAAATAAATGTAGAGCCTGATTGTTCTGTTGTTACCGTGTAAGTAGCATCTGTAATAGTTACAACTCCGTCACCTAAAGTAACAGGCGTTTTGTATTCTTCAATCCCTTGTACAATGGATAGTTTTGTCATAGTGTAGTATCCTTTTTTTTTTAATTTATATTATTTATTTACCTATTGTAAATGCATTCCCTTACAAATACAACAAATTCTTATTTATATTGCAAATCAATTAATGCATTCATATTTACGTGGGATTTTCCTGTTAACATAAAAGACGCAAAGTTATTATCTTTTATTTCTGCATCAGGTACAACCCCACTTGTAAAGAAACCTTGAATGTCTGGCAACATCTTTTGTGCTGAAAAGAACTCCTTGGTGTCTCCTAATACCTGCATTACAATGAGTGTCTTTAATTGATTAGCAGAATCATATCTGCCTTTGTCACCCATCTTCTTAACGATCTTACTACCTGCTTTTTCTTTAGCTTCTTTTTTCTGTGCTTTAGTTTTAGGTTTAGTAGCTTTCTTCTTTACTACTTTAGCTGCAGGTTTTTCTTTTGTTTCTGTAGACTCTTCTTTTACTTCTTCTTCTTTTTTTGTTGGAGTCTCTGTTTCTGACTTTGACTCAGGTTTTTGTTTTACTGTTTCTTTCTGTGGCTCTGGTTCAGAAGTAGTTTCTTTTGGTTCAGGTTCTGATACTTCTGCTACTTCTACTTCCATCTCTGTTTCTACATCTACTGCAGTTACTGGAGATTCTACTTCAATGTCAGGCATATCCAACTCTACTTTGATTTCTGGCATTTCTAAGTCCATCTCAAAATCCATGTCTAACTCTAGTTCTACGGATTCGTATGAATCTTCGTTTGTGTCTCCTCCGTCTATTGGTTCAAAGTCTAAGTTACCATCTGGTTGTTCTACTGGTATGTTATTATCAAAGATGTCTTTTACTATTTCTATTTCTGTATCACTAGCACCATCATTATGTAATACATATTGTTCTACTGTGGTTATTGACTGTAATACAATCTGACTTACTACGTTATACAACACATTGATCGTTACATCATCAAACATTGGCCCTACAGCCAAGTTGATATCTCTGCCCCCTATTTCAACGATAAGAGAAGTAAGAGAGTCAGCAAAGTCAAAACCACCAGTGTACTCTGCATATCCGCTTGCTGTACCTGCTGCTGATAGTATGTCTGTTCCTGCAAAAGAAGTTGTGTTTCCATTCTTCCCCGTAATGTGCATATAGATACTATCACTGGCATCTTGCTTATCTACTTTAATTGTATAAGTTGTTCGTCCACCCTTCTCTATATTTAGACTCGATATGTTTATCGTTTGTTTAAAAGTAGTACCCATGTTAGGTACACCCATTACAGATGTAGTATTACCACTTCCAGTTATCATAGCACATTTATCTGTGCCTAAACTACCACACGAATTGCCACTAGGCATACTTGCTGGTCCTTGGCCTCCCCAATCACTATCCATATCACCTTGTTTTGTAGATGATACATAGGTAGAGTCAGAGGATAGTAAGTCACCTGAGTCTTCGTTTGTAACAGTGTCTGTAGTTGTTACAGTTGTTGTTACGGTGGTCGTTAAAGTTCCTTGTCCATCGTTTTGAGTCGTTACATCTACAGTCTCTACTATTGTTTCTAGTACTGTAGGGTCACAAAGACCTACTGTTCCTGAT